CTTTCTGAGGAATTCCAAGAGAAAGCACGTACCATTTTTGAAACTGCTATCAAGACAAAGGTTGCTGAAGTAAAAGAGCAAATCGAAGCACAATACGAAGCAGCACTGATTGAAGAAGTTCAATCAATTAAGTCAGAATTGACTGAGCGTCTTGACGCTTACCTAGAGTATGTTGCCGATGAGTGGATCGCAGAGAACACTCTCGCAATTGAGCACGGTCTTAAGACCGAAATGACCGAATCATTCCTTGCTGGAATGAAGGGTCTTTTTGAAGATCATTATGTATCCATCCCTGAAGATAAATATGATGTTATCGAGAATATGGTAGATAAGCTTGATGAAATGGAGACTAAACTCAACGAGCAAATTCAAAGAAACGTTGCTCTTAATAAGAGATTAGCAGAATCCACTTCAGACGTAATTTTCGCTGAGGTAGCTGAAGGTCTAGCACTTTCGCAGAAGGATAAACTCGCTTCTCTTGCAGAAAATGTTGAGTTTGATAGTGAAGCTAACTATCGTGAGAAACTAGTTAAGTTGAGAGAATCATATTTCCCAACTAATGCTGGTACTCAAAGAAGCAAAACCGAAACTGTTTCTGAGGAGGTAAAAACCGAGGAGCAACAGATTCAAGAATCATATTCTCCAATGATGTCTGCCTACCTACAGACACTCGGCAGAGCTTCTAAAAAGTGATCTCTTTATCATAAAAAATCAAACTATAACACTTCCAAAGAGGTAAAAATCAAATGCAAATGTTCAATACCGAGCATCTGCAGGAGAAGTGGGCACCAGTTCTAGACTATGATGGTCTTGATCCTATTAAGGATTCCCATCGCAGAATGGTTACCGCAGTTCTCCTGGAGAACCAAGAAAAGGCAATCCGCGAAGAGCGTGAGTTCCTTTCAGAAGCACCAACCAATGGCACCGGTTCATCTGGTTCAACCGCAGGTTTCTCGGCAGGTGCTGGATCCCCAACCGCAGGTTTCGACCCTGTTCTGATCTCCCTGATCAGACGTTCAATGCCAAACTTGGTCGCTTATGACCTCGCTGGCGTTCAGCCAATGAACGGTCCTACTGGACTGATCTTCGCAATGCGCTCCCGCTACACCAACCAGAGCGGAACTGAGGCATTCTTCAACGAAGCAGATAACTCCTTCTCGGGTCAGGACAGCAACTTCAACCTTGAGTCTGCTGGTTACACCCAGAACGAAGGCAACCTCACCAACGGTACTGTTGGTTTCGGTACTACCGCTGCTATCTCGGCGTTCAACCCTGCTGCTCTGAACCCAGAAGGTTCACAAGCTGCTGGTACATACCCAACTGGTCGTGGTATGGACACCGAAGATGCTGAAGCACTTGGCGACGGCACTGCTGGTGAATTCAACCAGATGGCATTCTCGATCGAGAAGGTCACCGTTACTGCTAAGAGCAGAGCTCTGAAAGCAGAATACAGCCTTGAGCTTGCTCAGGACCTGAAGGCAATCCACGGTCTTAATGCTGAAGCGGAACTCGCAAACATTCTCTCCACTGAGATTCTTGCTGAGATCAACCGCGAAGTCATCAGAACCGTTTATAAGGTTGCTGAATCGGGTGCTCAAACCAACGTTGCTACCGCAGGTGCTTTCGACCTCGACGTTGACAGCAACGGTCGTTGGTCCGTTGAGAAGTTCAAGGGTCTGATCTTCCAGATCGAGCGCGATGCAAACGCAATCGCCCAGAGAACTCGTCGCGGGAAGGGCAACATGATCCTCTGCTCTGCAGACGTTGCTTCCGCCCTCACCATGGCAGGTGTTCTGGATTACACCCCTGCTCTCAACGCTAACCTCAACGTTGATGACACTGGTAACACCTTCGCTGGTGTTCTGCAAGGTAAGTATCGTGTTTATATCGATCCTTATTCTGCAAACCTCGCTGCTGACCAGTACTACGTTGTTGGTTATAAGGGTTCTTCACCTTATGACGCAGGTCTGTTCTATTGCCCATATGTTCCTCTCCAAATGGTTCGTGCCGTTGGTGAGAACACCTTCCAGCCAAAAATTGGCTTTAAGACCCGTTATGGTCTTGTTGCCAACCCATTCGCTGAAGGAACCACCGAGTCCCTTGGACGCCTGGCAGTTAACAGAAACCGTTACTACAGAAGAGTCAAAGTTCAAAATCTCATGTGATTTTGTTTCAAAGACCATAACGGAACAGGAGGGGCACATGCCCCTCTTTTTTTATAAATAAGTTCATAATACGTTGTGAACTAAATGCCATTATACGGGGAAAAAAGAAACTCATACGCTAGAAAACGTAGAGATGAACGCAAAGATAAGTTAATAGAAAAATTTGGAAATAAGTGTCATGATTGTGGTGGATCATTTCATAAAGCAGCATATGATTTTCACCACACCAATCCAGAATTAAAATCTTTTGAAATAGCTCCCAGTTTAGATAGGAATTGGAATGTGATATTGGAAGAAGTTGAAAAATGTATAATGTTATGTTCAAATTGCCACAGAGTAAGGCACTACAATGAAGACCGCTAAATAAAAATAAAACTATTAGTAAGATGAAACCAACTCCAAGAGAAGCAAAGGTTATTCATGAGCACTACGAAAGAGTAGTTGATCACCTTATTGGTGAAGGATATGCTACTGATAAAGAAGGTGCTGATAGCATCATTCACGGTATGAGTGAAGAGTGGTATAATTTAATTATTGCTGAGTAATAAATGGCATCCGTTTTTGATAATCAGATACAAAATAGAAACTTTTTATCACCCATTGGGTTTAGGTTTACGTTAGCAAAATATCCCAAAGTTTCTTTCTTTGTAACATCTGCTAGATTGCCAGAAATAACTCTGGGAACTGCTATTCAACCATCATATCTCAAGGATCTTGATGTTCCTGGAGATAAGTTAGTTTATGGAGATTTTAATTTGAGATTCTATGTTGATGAAAGCATGGAAAATTATATGATTGTACACAATTGGTTGACTGGTCTTGGTTTCCCAGAAACGGCACAACAATATAAAGATATTACAACAAATAGTGATGGAATTAGAGATTCTGAAGAAGTTTTTAGTGATGGTACACTAAGGATTCTCAATAGTAATTATAGGGATACTGCATTAGTAAAATTTAAAAATCTTTTCCCAATTTCTCTATCTTCATTAGAATTTGAGTCTTCAGATACGGATATCAACTACTTTACAGCTGATGTAACTTTCAAGTATACTGTATACAATATATTAGGAACTGACGGAAATCCTTTATGAATCTTGATGAAATTCAGGAGATGTGGCAGAGAGATTCTGTTATTGATCCAGATAACTTACATGATGAATCTTTAAAAATTCCCCAATTACATGCAAAGTATTATATGCTCTATAATACGATTACTTTACTGCGCGAAAAAGCAAGGGAAACTCACAGTAAAGTAAAATTGGAAAGATATAATTACTACACAGGAAAGGCACCTGCAGAGGTGTATGTTGAGGAACCTTTCCCATATAAAGTTAGAGATAAAGATGCCATACAGAGGCATATGGACGCTGATGAGAGATTGAATAAAATAGATCTTAAGATTAGATACTATGATATTATGCTTAAATTTTTAGAGGAGATAATCAAGACGATTTCCAATAGAACATTTCAAATTAAAAATGCCATTGAATGGAATCGATTCCAATCAGGTTTTAATTAATAATTATTCTGCCTCTACTTCTTCTGTACCTTCTTCCAGTTCTACTTCTTCTGTACCTTCTTCCAGTTCTACTTCTTCAGTAACTTCTGGTTCTGGAAGAGTTACTCCGATTTGGTTTAAATATTCGATAGCACCCAGAACTTTAAGAAGTAAATTTTTTGTCAATTCTTTATTGGTCTCTATCGTATCTAGTTGATCAGATAATTCCTTGCGCTGATTTAGAAGACTTGCAAGATGCTGTTGTTGTTCGGTCATTTCAATTAACTGAGTTTGAATAATTTCACTTTATTTATACAATCTAAATACCTATAGGTGATACTTATGGGTTATGTCTCATTTGATTATTTCAAAGAAAAATGAAGTATATCTTCAAGTAAAAGCAGAACCACACGTCTACTACGAACTAGCAGATCAGTTCACGTTTGACGTTCCAGGCGCAAAGTTTATGCCTCAGTACCGAAATAAGTACTGGGACGGAAAAATTCGTTTATTCAACACCCAGACTGGAGAAATATATGTCGGATTATTGGAT